AAGTGTCTACAGAGGCTTCCTTTGGCTCTCCCCCTGTAACATGGGATGAGAGCGATGCTACCCTAGATGCTGGTGAGTACCAGTTAGCGGATACTCCCGGAGATATCATAGATGGCATGGCGTTTGGTGATTCATTTCTAATCTATAAGAATGATTCTATCTATATAATGAACTATGTAGGGACTCCTTATATATTTTCATTCAAGCTACTTAGCCCAACAATAGGTTGCTTAACAAAGAATGCTTTAGCAGAGTTTGATGGCGGTCATTTCTTTATAGGTAACTCTGATTTCTATGTGTGTAATGGTCAGGGTGTAAAAGCCTTGTTACCAGAGAAGCTAAGACGCACAGTCTTTGAAAACCTTAATGGGGCTAATGATAACTATAAGAAATGCTTTGTTGCAGCAGACTATGTAAGGAATGAAATGCTTGCTTGTTACCCTGCTGGTAGTTCAACAGAAGTAAATAAAGCTGTTATATGGAATTGGAACACAGGCACATTCAGCTTGCGGGATTTACCTGATACTGCCCATATCAATTCAGGCATTGTGGCTATAACTGCCGCAACCACATGGACTACTGTAGCTGGTACGTGGAATACAGGCTCTGGTGCATGGGGTACAGGAAACTATGACAATGTAGCAGAGAATTTAATATTTGCAGATGTTACAAATACAAAGATATATAGAGATAATCTAGGGAATAAGAATGACGATGCTAATATGACATCTTATATAGAGAGGTCAGGTTATGATCTTGACAACCCTTCTGAGTTAAAATTTGTATCTGCGGTTTATCCTGAGATGGAGGTGTCTGGAGATAATTCTGTAAATTTCTATATTGGTCATCAGATGTCTACAGAAGGAGCGATCACTTGGGAAGGTCCAGTTTTATTTAACCCTAATTCTCAATCTAAAGTTTCATGCAGGGTTACTGGAAAATACTTTGGCGTGAAGGTAGAGTCTACAGGAGATTTTGATTGGAAGTTACATGGTTTAGCTTTTGAAGTACAGCCAAGAGGTAAGCGTGGTGGTAGGATGCAGTAATGGCTAATGCCCCATCCAAGAACATAAAGAGCGTAAACAGGTGGAGTCCTAATCCAGCCCCAGTTGCACCAGACCAACTACCAGACTATCTATTTTCTGAACTAAATAAACTAGGTGATGTGGTATTTAACTTAGATACTTTCAGGCTTGAACCCTCCTTTAGGGTACCCGTTAAACAACGTGACGGTGACATAAGGTATGCTGATGGAGTCAAATGGAACCCCGGAGGTACTGGAGAGGGTATTTACGCTTTTTTTAACGACACATGGAATAAATTGTAGGGAGATATGTTATGAGAATGCCAATGGGAGGAATGATGGGTGGACCACACGGAATGATGGGTGGAGGCTTTGGCGGTGGTAGGGGTCAGCCCGATCAGTGGATGGATGCAGGTATGGCTGGCGGTGGACCCGGAATGAGAGGAGGTTACCAACCGGCTCATCCCGGTATGCGTGGCCCACAGGATATGGTACAACCCGGTCAACCTTCTGGCCCTTGGGACGCTTTCCCCGGTGGACCCGGTGGATGGGCTGGTGGCGGACCTGAAGGTATGGCTGGCCCGATAGGGGCATTTCCTAATATGCCTCCACAATTCCAAGGAGGCCCGCCTGCTGGTGCTGCTGGTGGATGGGGTGGTCATAGAGGCGGTGGTTTTGGTCCCGGAATGGGTGGCGGTAGAGGAATTCCCGGAATGGGTGGTGGTCGCGGAATACCCGGTGGAATGGGTGGACGACCTGAAGCTGGACCTCCAATTCCTAGGCGCAGACCTACTCCGTATGACAGCTACGGTGGTCGATAATGGCTTACGGTAATGATTTTGGTAACTTTGAAGCTGATGTAGCTGCTGCTGCTGAGAGAGAAGCTGATGCTATGGATGCTATGGCTGAAGCTGAAATGGCTGAAGAAGCTGAAATGAATGCTGCCGTTGGTGGTATTGCTAGTGGTAACAGACCCGGCTCTGGCTATGGCAATGATTGGGGAAGGAGTAGAACCGATCAAGGTATCGCAGGTGGTAACAGACCCGGCCCCGGTTTTGACTTTGCTGATGATGCTTACGGAGGCAGTGGTCTTCTTGGTTATGATTATAACGACGATATGTTGGATGATGAGTCATCTGGCCTTCTTGGTAATCGATCTGGATTTACTGGTGGCGGAATGATGGATTATTCTGACATGACGGGTTTAACGGAAGATGATCTTGACCAAGCATGGGGCAGAGGCTCAACTAGGGTTTACGATAGAGGCGGTTATAACTATAGTGGTGATATGAACCTAGCTATGGCCCACGCTTATGACCAAAGATTCTCTGATCCGAATCATGCTTGGAATACGCTAACAGAAAATGAGAAACGAAGGGTTGTTTCTAGAGAACAGGCTGGTCCATCTTGGCTTGCAGATAAATTTAACATGAGTCTTGATAGTAGGTTGAATAATCTAATTAATTCAGAGTTAGGCATTAGAACCCCTACTGATGATAGAGATGATTCAGCTTCTATATATGCGTGTGAGGCATCAGGAGGCACATGGGATGGTGGTAGTTGTGTGATGCCTGAAGATGATGAAGATGATGACAATGGAGATGATAATGAATTCGGTGATGCTGACCCATTTGCCAGTATAAATAGAGAGAGACAAATGTGGTATCATCCAATGATGGGTGGCACAGGACATGGTAATGTGTATTCCCCCTATTCAGGGGAACGTCCTGAATGGGTAAGTGAGAGTATATGGGATTATAAACCACCTAGAGGAGGGGCAGAGTTTAAGAACTGGGCTTCTGATCTAAGAAAGTGGGCAAGCGGGAGCTAAATTATGTCGCAACAAACAGCAACGTCACAACAAGGACCATGGCTACCACAACAAGACCATATAAAGTATGGTTGGGGTGCAGCTAAGAATCTATTTGATGTAGGGATGCCCGGTTATTATCCGGGTGCCACGGTAGCTGGTTTTGATCCTTCTCAAATTAAAGCGCAACAGGATAGTATGAGCTATCTTGGTGGTCCGGGTGTGCAGGGAATGATGAGTGGAGCGCAAGATGCTCTGGGTAGGTCATTAGGTGGCTACACTGGATTTAACCCACAACAACAATCAGACCTACTAGCTGGCAATGTAAACACTGGTGCAGGTTCTCCCTTTGGTCAGATGACAGAGGCACTAACTCAAGGTGTTCAGAAGAATCTAGGTGAAAATATCTTACCCGGTATTCGATCTGGTATGATGCAATCAGGCCAGATGGGTGGTGGTACTAGAGGTGATCTGGTACAGAATAGAGCTATCTCGGACGCTGTTACCCAAGGGCTTAGTATGCCACTGGCACAGATGTATGGACAAGCTTATAATCAGGCACAAGGTATGAGGATGCCAGCAGCCCAGCAGATGATAGGTCAGCAACAGTTTGGTCAAAGACAAGCAGGCCAAACAATGGCCCAACCACTACAGATGTTCGGTGCAATGAATGCTGTAGGTGGAGCAAGACGAAACATGACACAGGCGCAGATAGATGCTGATCGTGCACGATATGAATACGAATCTATGTCCCCTTACCAGAACCTTGACAGGTATCAAGGTGCTACCTCAGGCAGTTGGGGTGGGCAGGGTTCCGCATCATATCCTAAACAATCCAAGTGGCCCAGCATTATCGGTGGGATAATGGGCATTGGTATGAACAAACTCTTCTAGGAGATTACTATGGCATGGGGAACAGCAGGAACAGGACTCAGTTTTCTACCCAAAGTAGCGAAAGGTTTACTTGGGTGGGGATCACTTGGAGCCACTGGAATATGGGCGGGTAGGGATTGGTTGGGAGAACAGGCACAAAAATACCCCGGTTTACTAGGTTTAAATCCTGCGCTTACTTTAGGTGCTGCAGCTAAAGCTACAGAAGGTGGTTTTAAACCCGGCATAAAAGGTTATGGTAAAGTGGGGGGTTATCCTGAACACGCTAGTGGCGCATTACCAGTAGCAGGGTTTAATAAGTCGATGGAAGATTCAGTAAAGAAAGCAACTACAGAAGTAGACGATGAAGAAGAAGACCCCTTTAACTATAACCAGCTATTCATTGCTAGTATACTTAAAGGATTAAAACAAAAACCACCAGCAACAGCCAGTGGCAGGGCATCAGGTACATATATTCCAAAGCCTGATCTACCTAAAATGTCAGACTATGACTCAAACAAAACTTATTGGAATATAGGATAATATTATGGCAGACTGGGGCGGAATTGCAAGAGCGGTAGAAGAGGGGCTTTTAGATGATGCATCTATGGGTAGTCGTTCATCTCGTAGTGGTCGTAGTGGAGTACGAGGATTAGCTGAAGCCTTAACTGGTTCAAACTTTGCTGGCTTTAAGATGCGTGATATCTTTGATAAGGATAGATGGACGCGCAGGGAAAGGGTGAATCAAGGAAGACGGCTTGAAGAGACAGGTATTCCTGATTACACCTATGACT